GCATATTGTTACCGACACAAGCTAAAGACAATGAAGCATATTTAACTGCTCATGGTCAAGTTGCTGGAGTTGGAGAATTAGCATATCGAGATAGAAACACTGGTGATAGATGGAAGCAATCTGTCATACCTAAAGCTGGGGACAGAGTTACATATGGAAAATATGCTGGTCAAAAATTAGTAATCAATGGTGTGAGGTTTCTTTTACTCAACGATGACGAGATAACATCTATCTTGCCTGAAGGTGTAGAAGTAACAGCATATTTATAATTAGCGAATAACTTGGAGACGCAACCATGGAAGAAGAAAAGAATCCAGTATTGGATGAAATAAATAAAGAGATCGAAGAAACCAAGAAAAAGTCTGGTGATGATTTCGAGATCGAGATTGCTGAAGAACAAACAGAACAAGTAGAATCAAAAGAGGATTCTAAAGAACAAGTTCCTGATATTGACCTTAGCAAAAGAGTTCAGGCAAGAATAAATAAAATTACTGAACAAAGAAGATCAGCAGAGCTTGAAACAAAAAGAGCTCAAGAGGAAACTGCTCAACTTAAAGCTAGACTTGATCGTCTTGAAAAAGGCTCTGAAACTCAAGCACAGAATGAATTTCAGAATAATTATGATTTAACTAAAAAAGCATTACACAAAGCATTTGAAGAAGGTGACACTGATGCTCAAGTAAATTTCTCTGAGCAGTTAGCTGATATGCGTGCTGCAATTAGGATGTCTGAACTTCAGAAACAAATGCAGCAAACTCAGGCAGTTTCACCAACAGTTGGTCGTGCTCAGCAAACTGCTACAAATCCAGCTCCACCAAAAGCTATGGACTGGTGGCAGAAAAATAATTGGTTTAACTCTAAAGGATATGAAAGAGAAACTGCTGCAGCAAGAGCAATAGATGTACAACTTGATTTAGAGGGACACGATAAGAATTCAGAAGATTATTACATTAATTTAAATAATCGTTTACAAAAAATGTTTCCCGAGTTAATATCAGGGAGTGACCAGACTAAGACCAGAGTAAAAAGCAGACAACCAGTATCACCAACTGCAGGTGGCTCTACTTATAAAGGTAACAGAGTTCGCATGACACAGGATCAGTTACGAATGGCGAGAGAGCTTGGAATTAATGATGAGGCAGGTCTTAAAAAATATGCTTCTGAAATACAGAAAAGTCAAAGGAGTTAATCATGACTGAGAAAAGAAATGTTCGTGCGAGTGAAGTAAGAGAAAGTGTTCGAGATGAGGAGTCAAGACCTCAAACTAATTGGACACCACCAGCATTGTTGGATGCACCAGAGCCAAGATCTGGATTTGTTCAACGATGGGTTGCTACCTCGATTCAGGGGAAGGACACACCTGACAACGTATTTAAAAGAATGCGCGAAGGGTGGGAAGCTCGCCCTGCTAGTACTGTGAAAAGTAAGTTGTTTCCGACTATTAATCATGGACAGTGGGAAGGTTGTATTGGGATTGAAGGAATGTTGCTCTGTGAAATGCCTGAAGAAAAACATAAGCAAATGAAGGCTTATTATTCTAACAAGAGCGTGGAGCAAAACGAATCACTCGCAGGAGACCTTGATGCGTTAGGACGAAAAACTGGACAACCAATCTTTCAAGACAGAAAGAGTTCAGTGAGTGGTGGTAGGCAAATGTCTGCCATGGAAGATTAACCAAACTTAGAAGGAAGAAAAAATGGCAAATGTTGATGCTGCTTTTGGGTTAGCACCCATCCGTCATCTAAGTGGTAATGGTTACTCTCGTGCTAATAAATATACTATTGCTTCAGGATTAGCTGAAAACATCTTCACAGGAGATGTAGTCATAATCATTGCAGCTGGGGTTATTACACCTCACACTGCAACAGAGGTTAATAATATAGGTGTTTTCGCAGGAGTATCATATACTGCAGCAGATGGCTCTTATGTTTATTCACAATATTGGCCATCAGGCACAGTTGCAACTGATATAATTGCATATGTGTACGATGATCCATATACAGTGTTTAAAGCACAATCCGCAGGAACTACTGCACAGACAAACATAGGAAACTGTTGTGACCTTGTTGCTGGTGCTGGTTCTACTACTACAGGTCAATCGGGTTTTGAATTATCAGGAACTATGGCAGCAGGAACTGCCAGTTGTAAAATTCTTGGTCTTTATGAAACTGCAGATAATGCCTTTGGTGCAAATGCAATAATGGAAGTACTTATCAATGAGCATCTGCTCAAAGATAGTGCTGGAATATAGGGAGATTTATAAATGGCAATGAATAGAGCACAATTCGCTAAACTGCTTGAGCCAGGATTAAACACCTTGTTCGGCTTAGAATACGCATCGTATCCACCAGAGTACACACCAGTATTTGAAAGCAACACTTCTCAAAAAGCATTTGAAGAAGATGTATTGCTAACAGGTTTTGGTATTGCTCCAACTAAAGATGAAGGATCTGGAGTTTCTTATGACTCAGCATCTCAACAGTTTACTTCAAGATATCAACATGAAACTATCGCTTTAGCATTTTCTGTTACAGAAGAAGCTGAGGAGGATGGTCTTTATGGATCTCTTGCTTCACGTTATACAAAGGCACTTGCTAGATCTATGGCTTCTACTAAAGAAATCAAAGCAGCAAATGTTTTAAATAACTCGACAAGTACAACTGGTGGTGATGGTGTATCTTTATTAAGTACAGCCCATCCGACTCAAAATGGAAATCAAAGTAATACTTTGGCAACTGCAGCAGATTTATCTGAAACTTCATTAGAAAGTATTCTGATTAATATTGCTGATATGAAAGATGATCGTGGTCTTAGGATCGCAGCACAAGGAACAATGTTAATTATTCCTACTGCATATTCTTTCGTTGCAGAAAGATTGCTTGAAAGTCAGTTAAGAACTGGAACTGCAGACAACGATTTAAATGCTATCAAATCAGGTGGTTATCTACCTCAAGGATATCATGTAATGAGACGTCTTACAGATTCAGATGCATTCTTTATTAAGACTGATGTTCCTGATGGATTAAAAATGTTCCAAAGAAGTCCTATGAAAAAAGGCATGGAAGGTGATTTTGAAACAGGAAATGTACGTTACAAAGTAAGAGAAAGATATTCTTTCGGTTTTACTGACTGGCGTGGAGTCTTTGGTACAGAAGGTGCTGCATAAAAACTAATATAGGAGAGGGGATAACTCCTCTCCTAAACATAAACCTTGACTGCGAAAGCAGACACTTGCCAAGACAAGGAGATTGATATGGCTAATACTACATTTACAGGAGCAGTCCGCTCTGAAAACGGATTTAAAGTTGTTTCTAAAAATGCTACAACAGGTGCATATACTGATGTTGCTTCTATTGCTTCAACAGGTATTGTAACAAACAAATATGTAAAGCACGTTGGCTTTGCAACTGGTGTGACTGTAAACACTACTGCAGGGGATAGTCCAGCTATTGGTCAGTTTACCCAACCAGCTAACACAATAATTACTGACATAAAAATATTTTGTGCCACTGCTCCAGTTATTGGAACTGGTGATATTGGATATGAAGTTGGAACATCGTCTTCTGGTGCTCAAATTGTTGCAGCAGTAACTGATGAGATTCTTGATGGTGGAACAACTGTTGTTGTAGGAAACGTAACAACAACTACACTTGTTGCTACAACACAAAGTGCAACGACTGCTCCAGTTTCTGCACAATATACTTCTGCTGAAAGAACAATTTTTTGTAATATCACTAACACAGTTGATGCTACAACTGCTGGATCATTTACTTTCATTATTGAGTATGTGCAGATTGCATAATTTAATTTGGGTGAGATTAATTTTTCACCCACTATTTTAGGAGATTAATTTGGCAGATATTAAAACAACAACAAAAATTTCTGAAAGTACTCGTGAAGTTATTTTTGCTTTCCAATATCAGTATGTTGATGGTGGTAATGAAAGTGCAGTTTCTAAAATTGATGTTTCTGCGTTAACTAAAGATGCAGATGGAAAAACTTGCACAGGAATAAGAATTGCAGAATGTTGGTGGGTACTACATGGCATGACAGTTGAAGTATTAGCGAGTGCTGACACAAATATTATTATGTTGCATTTAGCTGAAGATCAGCAGGGGTATCAAAATTTTGAAAAATTTGGTGGTCTTCCTACAAGCTCTGGATATGGTGCAAATGGCACTGGTGACGTTAAATTTACAACCACTGGAGCTGGTGCAGCAGGGGATGCATATCAAGTTATTATTAGAGGGATTAAAAAGTATTAATGGCACTCTCAGGAACAGTTGCATTTAGACCTAATGTTGAGGAAATAATTGCAGAGTCTTTTGAAAGATGTGGGATTGATCCACAGACAAGAACTGGCGATCATGCACGATCTGCAAGAAGAAGCATTAATTTATTATTCTCAGAATTTTCCAATAGAGGTATAAATTATTGGACTGTAACACAAAACACTTTGACACTTGTCAATGGCACAACTAACTATACTCTGCCAGTAGGCACTATAGATATATTAGATGCAGTCATAAGAGATAGTGGGTCAAATACAGATCAAATAATAAATAGAGTTACAATACAAGAATACAATCAATTACCTAATAAAGACGCTACAGGAAAACCTAGTCAGTACATGATAGATAGGCAATATACGCCAGTGATTTATTTTTGGAGTGTGCCAAATACATCAACATATTCTTTAGTATATTGGGCAATGAACCAACAAGATGATGTAAACGCTTCAAATCAAGACACAGATATACCTTATAGATGGAGTGATACCATATGTGCTGGTTTATCTGCAAAGTTAGCTATGAAATATGCACCAGAGAAGTTTCAATTATTAAATGAAATGTATGAAAGATCATTTAGTTTTGCGGCACAAAGCGATAATGATGGTGTAAGTCTACGAGTACAACCAACAGCATTGAATATAGTCTAATGGCAAAGTTAGCAAGTGGTAAAAAATCAAAAGCAATAAGCGACATAAGTGGCTTTAAGGTAGACTATACTGATCTTAAAACCACTTGGGATAATCTTAGAGTTGAGCCAAGTGAGTTTGACCCTAAACATCCACAACTAACGCCAGCCAAAAATGTTATTGATGCAACTGCATTATTCCAACCAAGACCAGACAATGATCCAGAGAATGTAAGTTTTGTAGTTGGATTTAATACAGATATTTTTGCAAGTAAAATTGAAAATGCACAAAAAGGTATTGGTATTAAAGGTTTAGGTGCTATAGGCACATTTACAATTAGAGTAGATCATTCTCAAGATGTCACTGGAGTTAGTGGCACTGGAGCACTTGGAACTATTAGTTTTTCAGCACAAGTACCAGAAACTGGAGTTGCTGGAACTGCAAACTTAGGTTCTTCAGTGATAACAAATAAGTTTAATGCAACTGGTGTGAGTGGTACTGCTACTTTAGGTGGTATTGGAGTTACAGATGGTGCTTCTGTAAGAATTGCACTACTTGAAACTGGGCTTGCTGGAACTGGAGCTATTGGCACAGAAATACCTAAAGCATCTCTCACAGAAAGTGGATTGGCTGGAACTGGTGCAATTGGCTCTGTAA